CGGGATTTGGACGGCAAGGATTCTTCTACGAACACTGGCGCGGCTCGGTCGAGGGCGACACGGGATACCGCGCGGTCTTCATCCCCGTCTATCGGTCGAAGAAATACTACCTGCCCTTCAATCGCAGGAATCCGGTCAAGAACGAGGCTTTGAGCAACGCTTTCACTCTTCGGGACGACGAAGAAAAATTCAATCTTCGCGTCGAGAAGGAAGAACATTTCAGCATCCCGAAAGAGTTCTGGAACTTCCACCGCATCGGAATGCTGGCCGCGAAGAGGGGACAAGCGAAAGCAGGGTTTATCGAGTCGTACCCGCTCACTCCGGCGCAAGCGTTTCAGGCATCCGGCATCTGCGCATTCGACCGTGAATCCCTCGAAGAACAGGAGATGAAGTACATTTGCAAACCGATCTTCGCGGGTGAGATTTCGCTGGCGTTCGACAATAAGACTCCGAACACTGACATGATCCGCGAGGTGATGGACGACGAGATTCTTCCGAAGCGAAAAGGGGATCGGCCATCGGCACGGCTTCACATCTGGGAGTTGCCGGAAGTCGGGGAGACGTACTACGTCGGGTCGGACTCGGCTCTTGGCGTTTACGGCGGCGACTACTCAGTGGCTTCTGTCTTCCGTTGCGGGCAGGGTTCTGCTTCGGATACGCAGGTTGCCGAATGGTGGGGCCACTGCCCTCCAGAAGAGTTCGCACGCATCAACTGCGCTCTCGGCTACTGGTACAACGGAGCGGAAATTGCGACCGAGTATCAGGGTCCAGGCATCTCGACCGGTGACAAACTGGTGGAACTGGATTACCCGAACCTCTACCGGGAGCGGATGAAGGACCGGCCCGGCGGCGCCTACAAGCCGTACTTCCACTTCGTCACAAACATCAAGACCCGCGACGCCATCATTTCGACGATGAACGAAGCCCTGCTGCACCACAACCGGAAGGGCGACCCCGGAGTAATTCTGCGCTCCGTCGAACTTCTGGACGAGATGATCGACTTCGGATCGACCGGCGGCAGGATGGAGGGGCAAGGGAATCACGATGACAGCGTATTCGCGTTAATGATCGGCCTCTACTGTATGAGGGAGACGACGACACACTTGAAAGGGACGGCGAACGATCGCTCCTCATCCGAGCACGTTGGCGACATCAACGTCTACGGGGTCTACGACAACATTATGCGCCAGCGCGGGCAGTATCAGGACAAACTGGTAGCTCTGGGCGTCATCGAAGGCAAGCCGGGGTGGACAGTGCAGCCCATCCTGATTTGCAAGGCGAACACGATGTACTCGCCGACGTATGACGACCCAAACAGCGCGGAGTTCAAACTGCGACATGCGCATGGTTTATCATCGGACGAGATTGTTCCTGCACTGGTAAGCAGTTTCAAGGCGGCGTACGACCAGGCTGCGATTGGCGGCAATAGTTCCAGCGATTCAGACTGGTAAAGACGAGGAGAACACGATGTCAGACCGAGCAATGATGTACTGCCCAACCTGCCGAAATCTGGCGAAACTCACCGGCAACGATTCATTGAACAGGATCGAACTGGTGCGCGACCCAGATGCTTTTCGCTGCCCTAATGGGCACCCTTTTACCAACTATGCCGAACTCATGGCGATGGAGCCGGAACTGATCCGACTCATCCCCAAGGAGACTCCCGGCCCGAACGATACGAAGGTAGAGGTCTGGGTCAACAAGGACATCTGGACTCAGTTCTCGGCCAAGTATCCGGCGCAACTCAACGCCACGGTCGAGTCGATTCTGAGGCTCTATCTGGTCGGCGAGCCGGTCATCATCGACGGCGGACAGGCGGCGCATCTGCGGAAGTTGGGCGTCAAGAACGGCTCGGAGATGGTCGCTGCGCTCGAAGTTGCGAAGACCCTCGAAGCGCAGTTGCAGACGGCGGAAGAGAAGATTTCTCTCATGCAGTCCCTCTTCCAAGGGGCAGGCGTTCAGGCTCCAGTCTAAATTCTCTCGCGCTAACCCCCCACTCCGCAGTCGTTTCGCGGTAGGATGAAATCGACTATGGCCGCTGCCGAACTACTCAACGAAACGCCGGAGCAACGCCTCGAACATGAGGTGCTGGAATGGACTGAATCAGTCTACGACGAGGCGGAGCGCGAGCTTTCGGACTCGAAGGAACTCAAACTCACCGGCAAACTGATCGACTACATCGAAGGCCGTCAGTGGAGTCCGCAAGCGCGATTTGGCCGGTCGCGCCCGGTCGAGAACCGCTTCGTTCGCCAGTTTATCGAGATGGTGGGGCAGTTGACCGACATCCTGCCAGACTTCAAAGTCACGTTCCATGACCATCCCGAAGGCTTCTCGGAACTCGAAAGCCTACTGAACCAGTACATCAGCCTTTGGGCGGAGAACACCGACTTCGAGGGCGACCTCAGCCAGACCGTGATCTACGGGCTCTTGCACACCGGCTACGGGAAAGTGCAGTGGAACCCCGCGCTCGCCAACGGCTACGGCGACAATGAGTACATTCCGGTTTCGCCGATCAACCTGATGGAAGTTGGCACTGACAACAAACTCAAAGAGGCGGAGTGCGTTATCTACCGCGTCCCCGTCACCCTTCAGTACCTCAAGCGGAAGTACGGCGACATCGCGGATTTCATTAAGCCCGACACGAACATGCAGAACCAGCCGGCGCAGATGATGCGCCCGGCGAAGATGTCTGCATCGCAGTGGTCGAAGCTCCCAAAGTCCCTCCAGAACATGCTCGGCCAGAAGAAAGACGGCATGATCGGCACGAAGTATCCTATCGCGTTGATGAAGGAGTTCTGGTTCAAAGACGATGCGGAAAATGAGTCAAGCACGAGCTTCCGCGTCGGGCCGGAGAACGCGAACTGGAGCTACATTGTCGAGCCGGGAATGCCGATCTATCCGCGTGGCCGTCTCGTCGTCTCGGCGGGGAGAAAGATTCTTGCGGACAGTTGCAATCCCTACTGGCACGGCAATCATCCGTTTGCGAAGTATCGGCCATACCGGATGCCGTGGAGCCGTTTTGGACTGTCCAGTTTGGAACCTGGTGCCGCAATTCAAAACATCCTGAATCGCATCAACGGCGGCGTGATGGATACCGTCAATGCCGCGATCGAGCCAACGCTGATTGCGCCGAAGGCCGCATTCTCCGACCAGTCGTGGGACTCGATGGACCCCGGCGCGCCCGGCGGGAAGTTGCGCTACAACAACAACACACCGAAGGTTCCTGAGTTCCGCAAGCCGCCTGAGCTTGCTTCGTACGTTCTCGCGGTCAAGCAGGGACTCGAAAAAGAGCAGGATATGTCTTCCGGCTCTGCGGCGATTCAGCAGTCGTTACAGAAGAAGCAGGTGCCAAGCGGAGATTCGCTCGACATGATTCTCAACAGCAAGTCCGTCAACCTTCGCTTGATGGGGAAGAATCTCAAGAGCTACCTCACGGACGTTGGCGCGATGACCGCGGCCAACATTATGCAGTTCTCGCCAGTCAAGCGCAGAGCGCAGTTGTTCGGCGGCACAGGGATTCTCGATTCCGACTTCACAAAGTCGTATGGCGAGATGAAACCGGCGGGAATGGAGCCGGAAGAGTTTGTTAGAAGCATGTGCTTCAGTATTCGTAAATTGAATATGGCGGCAGAGCGAGCGGAAGAGTTGTCGGTATACGCAGCATTACGGAAAGGCAAGGACATCTCCAGAAAACGGATACTCCTGAAGTACGACCCGAACTTCCCCGTCAAAGAGAACGACGAAGAGCTACTCGCAGAGGCTCTGCAACAGGCTGGAGTTCAAGGTTTGGTTGGGGCGGCATCAGGCAAGGGGCACCACGGGAAATAGATAGGCGTTCCTGTTCTGGGGCGTACTCCCCGTGGTACTTGCTTACAGCAGCCTCGCGAGCGCGAATAGCGGCTCCTTTACTCTTAAATTTCCCCAAGTAGATACGCACCCTGTTTACGCTGATCTGCGCGCGCCAAGTTGCGCCTGCCTTGAAATAGTAAACCCCCGACACGCCGCTGGTATTAGCCTTACTCAGTCCGTGATTCCATGAATTTTGAGTGTGAGTGCATACACGGAGATTATGTTTTCGGTTGTCCAGAGTGTCTCCGTTGATATGATCGACAGCCATATTGCGAGGAGCATTGACAACCTCTCGATGCAGAAGAACTCTTTTGCCGCTCGGTAAACATCGAGAGACGTATCCTCGATTGTTTACGCCGTAATTAAACTGCCCGAACCTCTCGTAATCGTCAGCGTCAACAATCGCTATGCGACCACCTTTCAGCGGCAAGTACCGATCGTTCGAGGAGGTCGGCTGC